TAGATGGTGCGTTCACCAACAACACCTTCTTGAACAACTTTAGTTTGCCCTTTAGCTAAGGTTACATCTTCTTGTTCTATCGTTTGGAAAGCAACCTCCTCTGTAGTGACTAGCAATTCTGGTTTCTCTACTGTGGCATTTAACACACCTTCCTCAGGACTTGTTTTATAATCACTATTATTTTCTGCTTTCGGTTGTTCTCCTTGGGGATTTCCTGCAACTTCTTCCTTAGGCCCTATAGGCACAATTTCATCAGGAGCTTCAACAATTTTCTCAACTACGTAGGATGGTTGAGGAGATTGCACAAGGTCTTCAGTCGAGCTAAAATGAGATGCAGTCTGTGGTACAATCTTCTTAGATTGAGGTTCTGAACTGTCCTCCTTTGGAGATAATGCTGGCGACTCCACCTTATCAACAGAAAGTTCCTTGCTAGCACTATCTCTTACCAAATAATATCCCGTAAATTCATATCCTTGGACTGTTTCAGGACTTGGTAAAAACTGACCTTCTACTCTCTTAACAAGGGCTGGTTGCAATTCTACCAGATTTTCGAAAGCAGAGATGGATGCTCCCCAACCACCAACAGCAAAGACTGTCACAAGGAAGTAAGACGCTCCCCTTTTTCTCTTGATTAAAGTGAAGGAAAGCAATAATAATCCTGCTCCCAAGATAAACATCCCATCATTAGAAAACAGACCTGTTTCTGGTAATCTTGTAGCCAATTTTCGATAGACAAAGTAGTATTCTTTCCCCTCCTTTACTTCAATCTTATTTTCTTCAAACCATTGCAACTCAGATTTTAGCTTTTCAGGTAAATCCTGCTCATCCAAATAATGACTTGAAATTAGTTTTGAACTCATTTCTGTAGCCTGTACAGGTTGAGCACCCATACCAGCAAAAAATAGACTCGTTCCTAGCAAGACCGAACAAGCTCCTATTGCATATTTCCTCAAAGAAAAACGCTGCTTTCTCTCAAATTGAAATTCTTTCATCCCATCTCCCATCATTCATTATTACTGTATATTTAGTATATCAGAAATAGTCTGTATTCACAAATCTTTCTAGTTATTCCCTTATCATTCCAAGTTAATGGAAACAACATACAATAATGTTTATTTAAATGTATATCAATGCTCTTTGTTTTTCTTAACAAACGTAATACAAAAAGAGCCTGTTGCCAAGCTCTTTAATCTATTATTTCTTCTCAGCACGAAGGGCTGACAATATTTGTGTACGGATATCATCCACACCATTTGGCGTATTTGGTAAAAAGATAGTTTGGTTTCCTTTAGAGGCAAAGGTATTCAAGGTATCCAAATACTGGTTGGTCAATAGGATGGACATGATTTGTTCTTCTGTCATGCCAACATTGGCTTCCTTGAGTTCGGTGATAGACTCTGCTAATCCATCCACAATCGCCTTACGTTGTTGGGCAATCCCCACACCATGGAGGCGGTCTTTTTCTGCTTCGGCTTCAGCTGCAGTGACGATTTTAATCTTGTCGGCTTCCGCTAATTCTTGCGCTGCGACCCGTTTACGTTGCGCCGCATTGATTTCATTCATGGATTGCTTGACTTCTGCATCTGGTTCAACCTTGGTAATCAAGGTTTTCACGATAATATAACCGTAAGTAGTCATTTCTTCTGCTACTTGGTGTTGAACCTCAAGGGCAATCTCGTCTTTTTTCTCAAACAATTCATCCAAGGTTAATTTTGGAACAGAAGAGCGAAGGGCATCTTCGATATAAGATTTAATCTGAGATTCTGGACGCATGAGTTTATAGTAGGCATCTGTCACGCTCTGCTCGTTGACACGGTACTGGGTCGCTACATTCATCATAACAAACACATTGTCCTTGGTCTTAGTCTCAACCACAATATCACTTTGCAACAAGCGCAACTGAATCCGCGCTGCAATCGAGTCAATCCCAAAAGGCAAGCGAATGTGAATACCGCTATTGGCAACCTTTTGGTATTTCCCAAAGCGTTCAATAATCGCCACCGACTGCTGACGAACCACATAAACTGTACTCAGTGTGACTATCACCAATAGGAGCACACAAACCACCACAAAAATCATCAAAAATGTTGCCATTATCGTGACCTCCATTATTATTTTTTCCTGTATTATAGCACAATTGAAATGTGTTTACAAACGTTTATCATTGCTTATCAATAGTTGTGTTTTTGGCTTATTTTTCTTTTAAATCATTTCCATTAATTGCCATCGTTTTTTTAAATCGTATTCATCTTCGTATTCATTTTCATACTCATATTTGCCCGTATAGTTGAGAAGGTTTTAATTTAGTTCTAATAGTTTACAAAAGGATCAGTGACTAATTTCACTGTTTTTATTTTTAACAAAACCACTACTCTCATAAGCAGATGATTTTACGGATTTGAAATGCGTTTATTCGATTTATATTTCTTGGATTTTAAATCCATTTTTAAGCAAATAAAAAAACCGCAAGCCTGAGCCTGCGGTAAAAGAACGTTTTAGAAAGTTTCCTTTCTATTTATTTTTTAAAATTATTTCGTAGTAATGAGCCCATCTGGCTCAATTTTGAAGCTTTCTTTTTCAGCTAATCGGCCATCTTCAAGCATGAGGTAGTATCCGCCATTATATGGCACGAAAGTATTCGATACCATATCTCCATTCTCTGAATTGAGATAATACCATTTCTCGTAGTATTTAACCCAGCCAGTCTGCATAGCACCGTCTGCATTGAAGTAGTACCATTTGCCATTGATTTTCTTCCAGCCACTATTGGCCATGTAGCCATCTTTGTCAAACCAGTACCACTTACCGTCAGTATGATGTAGCCATTGACTCTCATACATATAGCCGTTTTCGTTGAAATAGAACCAATTTCCATCAACTGCTTCAAATTTAGCGGTTGGATATGAGCCGTCTTTACGACGCCACCACCAGCCTGTACCATCATGCTTCCAGCCTGATTCCTCTTCTTCAGGTGGCACGATATACCCCACAATCAAATCAACAGAGCGCTCATTGTAGCGACAAGGCCCACCGACTTCGAGATAGTCCCAGTTGCCATCAATATTCTGCTCAATCGTCTTGATTGTAGAGCCGTCAGAGTCCTCATAGACAAGACCAGTATGGCCATAATTCACTCCATCGCCTGCCACGAAGTTCTTAACGAAGAACCAGCCAGCTTTTGGATATTGAGCGCCATAGACGACTTGCAAGCCTGCTGATTCTGCGGACCGTAGCAAGTCGATAGCGTTCCCCCATAAACGAGTACCGAAATACTCGTAGATTCCGTAGCACGTCACATCAGCACATTGATAGCCGTACATTTTATCATAGTCAACCCCAGTCCCTGCATCAGCGTGAGCAATGAGGTCGTTAATCATATCTTGCTTCTTAGACATTCGCATCGTCTCCTTTCCAAGCGTCGTTCATCTGCTTCACGGCTGACTCTACAAAGGTGTCTAGGTCCTTGTCAGTCATGCTGATGTTGTATTTTGTCAGTTCTGCACGGATTTTATCACGAGCTTGCTCCAGTTTTTCATCACCTTTGTAGCCAGTTTCAGCCGCTACCTGCTCTACTGCGTGTACTGCATTTTTAGCTAGGATTTCAGCGATTTTTACCGCTTTCTCTCCACCTTTTCGCAAAAGATAATCTTTTACTGCTTTTACAATACTGCCTATTGCTACTGCTAAAAATCCTGTCGCAAAGGCAATGATGAGTTCATTAAATTGTGTCATATGTTTTTCCTTTCTCGTCTTCAACTAAGATGTCATCTCTAATCTGCAACGATTCAAAATTGTTGTACAAGTGGTCTATGTAGCCATTACCACCAAGAGCCTTATAGCTGTTGTGCATATTCTCGACTACATAGAACTCATCCTTGGTAGTAAACCCACGACGTATAGCCCTGCGAATATCACGATCGAGGCGCATCCTCATCGTTACAAGGTGCGCATCGTCGTGAAGTTTTAGCTTTGCCTGTACTTCGTCAATTTTGGCGTTGTTCTCGTCAGCAGTAATCTGGACATCTTTGATTTGTTTCTTGACATCATTCAATTCTGAAATGATTTGGTCTGTCTGTTCCTTGGTCTTCTTTGGCATTTTATAGCCAAGCCAAGCTACAACAATTGGTGTGGCAACTGGTAGCACGTTCATAAAGAAATGCTCTGTTGATTGTAAGATGTCCATAGTCACCTCTATTCCTTCCCTTCAAATTTCCAAGCGACACCCGTTCCATTTTGTTCCAAGGTGCCATTTGTCACAAATGCGCTGACAGGCTCACCATTATAGGTAAATTCCTTGTTAAGTTGAACCAAGATGCGTTTCCCTTCTCCATTCACTTCAACGTGTTCAGGGTCTTCAATGGTAATCAAGTCATGTGGTAAGTAAGTCTTACCAACTTCAGCTAGTGGAATCAACTCAACTAGCTCTTTGTAGGTCGTTCCATAACCAATATTCTTGCTCATGACAGAGTTCAACACAAGAACATGAATGACCTTCTGATTCACCTTCGAATTCTCTTCAGTCTGCTTAATAAGAGCTACAAGCTTGTTCTGTTCACTCTCGTTTTGCGCAATCTTCTGATTAGCCTGTTCAAGCTGAGCCTGTGCTTTAACGATGGCACTGCCCGGATCTAGCTCGGCTTTTAGAATATCCAGTACATCTTGAATCAAAACATCTTCTGATTCATTTGTGCGGTCTCCTACGAGCTCACGCATGTTCGTACTGTAACGATTGCCTTCTGATAAACGAATTTCAACTACTGTCTTGATATTATCTCCAAATCCTCGAGTATAAGGTTTGCTTGCTAGTTCATAATTATTAATTGCCATTTGTCATTTTTCCTTTCACTTCTTCAAATAACTCTTTTAGAGCTGGGTCATATTCTAGGACCTCTTTCATCGTGTGCAATTCGCTTGCTGCATACAAATAAAGAGCCTCGTTCTTAGCCGATTCTTGCTCACTGACTGCTAGTTTTTTAGTCAGCGAATCAAGTGTTAACTGATTTACTACTGCGTCCATGTTGTTATTCATGCTATTGTTTTCTCCATTTTTTCTATTTTTTGATTTAATTCTTGAATGGCCTTGATTAAGTAAGGCACCAGTGCGAATGTGTTATATGTGTAAACTCCATCTGGAGCCTCGCGAAAAGCGTCTGGAGCGTACTTCTGCACATCTTGAGCCATGATACCGCATGAGATATCCTCTACCTCATTATTAAATTCTTTTCGGTAACTATACGTTTTCAAACGATTAATAATATCAATCCCTGAAACACTACTCTCTTGAATGTTTGATTTCAGTCTGCGGTCAGAAGTATCGTTCGAAACTAGGAAATAATCTCTGACACGATTGGCTTTTTCCAGATAAAAATAATATGTACTGCTTCGTCCAATTTTCACGTATTCATTGGAATAAATCCAAGCGCCACCATCATAAATAATGTTACCAGTTACTTTTAGATCCCCCTTAACAATCGGTGTGTTCCAAAATTCAGCCGTGTTATAACAATACATCTTGCCATTATTTTTAACGAACCATGCATCGTATCCAGGTACGCTCCAATTGTCTCCCCAGTTAACCCAAAGAGCTGTTTGTCCACTACCGCCCTCACCATCGCCCATGCCGACCGAGAAGTGATTGCGACCAGTTAGCCAACGACCAGAACCTGAATCGTGAGTACCGATTTGGAATCCACCAATCCAGCCTTTATACCCCTCAAGAAGAGTAGATGATACAATGACCGATTGAAGTTGGTTTATAAACGCAGTTTTAGAAGCAAGCGTGTTCGTGAAGATATCGCTTGAAACAAAACGTCTTGCCATGGCCATATCCATGACTAGCTTATCTGCTGTAATTGAATCGGACTTCAAAACCTCTGTGTTTAAGGTCGCAAAGTTCCCTTCACCGACGAATAATCGTTTGAAATAACCGTCAATAGCCGTCAGTTGATCGGCTAAGGTCTTACCTTTGAATCGAATCTTTTCAGCTTCAACCAAAATTTGATTGTTCGTCGCATTGATTTGAGAAACTATTGAACCTGCGCTTGTCAGATTTTGAACGGACCATGAACCAGCTAACTGACTTTGAACCGAGCGAACGGCTTCTTCTGTGTCTTCGGGAGCTTCTTTATAGTCCGTCGCGACAGAACCTCTTTCGAGTTGAACATCT